TTTTATTATATTAAAATTAACAACTTTTGTCTACTTCTTTCGTTTACTTAAACGTTTGTTTTTAAGCCTCTTAAGGTATGCTTTTGTACCTTCTAAACCTAGTTTAGGTTTAATTTTAATAAGAGAATAAGGTTGTTTCAGTGTCATTATTTTTACCGTTTATGTTGACTGTAAATTAACTGCGGAAGGACCTTTTTCACCGTTCTCAACTTCAAATGTTAATGTATCACCTTCGTTTAAATTCAAGTTTGCTGCTCGAGCTGCTGAAGAATGTACAAAAACATCTTTTTCTTTGTCGTCTCTTTCAATGAAACCGTATCCTTTGGTTGTATTAAACCATTTAACTTTTCCGTTTATACTCATTTTTCTCTCCTTTCCTACTTTTTACCATTTCTAAATATTTGTGTNCCCTTTATNCCAAAAATACTTCCAACTACAAGAATCCATAAAGTCGAAAACCATGTTGGCAGTGACGCGAAATGCTCGAAGAAGATTTTCACCTTCTCCATCGCCGCAGGATTGTCACTGAAGACTCCCCAGGCGAGCACGATTATGGGGGCGCTTAGGATCAAAAGTACAAATTCATCCTTGTAGTCGTTTTGACGGGCCTCTAAAAGTTTTCCCTGGTAAGCTTCCTCACCTCGAGCTTGTTTTTGCGCATGCAAAAATTGTGCGTCTGCCATAGCCATCTTGGACTCTTGGCGTTTTTTGTAAATGTGACTGCCAGCATTTAAGGCAAGTTTAATTGCGCTGAACCACATATTAGAACCACCTAACTTTAGCTGGTCTTGCTTTTGCTACTTTAGCAGAATTTTCATCTCCCTTAGCAATATAGTTTTTTACTACTCTGCTAGTTGCAGANCTAGGATCAACTATCTTTTTTTGCTCGGGAATTTTAACTTCTGTAGCTTTTTTATAATTCCATGCCATAATGTCCTCCTTTTATATTATTTTTGCCAATTTGGGAAATCCTTTTATTAAACCACCCTTATAAGCATGTTTTCGTTTTTCAATACCTGTTATAACACCTTTATTTGCAGAAGCATAAAAAACATTCTCTCCTTTTTCAGAACCATACTGTTTTTTCATATTTCCAAGTATTTTTTTACCTTTATCTGTTAGAGGCACCGTTGCCTCCTTTAGGTTTCATTCTAGCAAGCCTTAATCTGTTCTCATTTGCCATTTCTTGCTTCTCTAATGATGTATCAGCACGTAATTCTGCTAATTCTTCATCCTGTTCAAGCTTATCTTCATGAATATCTTGGCCTTGAACTAACTTAGCCTGATCAATTTCAGTTCTTTTCTTCATTTCTTGTTGCTTACGTTCATTTTCCATAGCTCTTAAATCAACTTCTCTAGATTTAAGTTTAAGTAATGGATCATGATCAAATTGAGATGTAATTTTCTTCTCTTCCTTCATAAAATCTTCAGTCATTTCTGCAATCAACACTGCTTTTCGTGCTTCTATCTGTTGAGTGATTTGTTGTACCTGTTGTTGTACCTGCGGATTAACTGCAGCTTGTTGTTGTAGCACTTGTAACTGTTGAATCTGTTCTCTGAACTCTAATTGTACCTGTTCCTGAGCCATTAAGCTGATATGCTCTAAAATATTTTTCTGTAGGGCAGCCATAACCGTTGGATTGTTTCTAACCATGTTAGTTGACATGAAATTCAAGTGCGCAGTAACGTGCGCTCTATGATCCTGACCAGGAAACGCCTGAAAAGGTTTACCAGCTAAAGAATCAATATGTTCTAAAGACGGATCTTTAGGTGCGTTCGGTGCTGGTGGTGGTAAAATTCTATCAATATCTTTTATACCCAATGCTTCATACATTTTTCTAAATGCCATGTATAAATTATGCATTTGTGGATTAGACATTGCAAGTTGCAATCCAGTTTGTGCCAATGTCAATCTTTGCGACATTGAAAAAATGTTTGGATCAGCAATTGGTAGGATATCTACCTTATCATCAAAATCGGCAACTTTAATATTTCTTTGTCCACCTACAACATCGTATGGATATTCGGGTGGTAGATACTGTGCAAATACTTTTGCAAGTAGTTTAAATTCTTTTCTTAGGGCTGAATATACTCTTTTATGGATTGCTGACATTACCCTTGAACCACGTTCTAAAAGGGCGACAGTCGTACCAACAGCGGCCTGCTGGTTCCCGTCCCCGACCTGCATGTCAGCAATGGACGCGAATCTCTGTCCTGCTGTAACTACAATTCCCATCAACTGCAATAATGTCTGTGATGGTTCCTTGTATGGTAAGAATACAAATGCATCTCTTAGATTACCACCTGGTGTGTCAACATCTTTAAATTCTCCAGGTTGTATCGGTGAAGCGTCATCTTTAACCCTGACACCTCGTTGCTTAAATCCTGCTGGTAAATTCGATAAAGTACCTGCGTCTAATAATTGACGGAGAGCAGACGTTGCCGTTCTACTCAATCCGCCAATCATATGAATGAGTCCAAAGCCGTAAAATCCTAGTCCTGGCAGAAACTTGAAGTGGACGAAATATTGGATTTTATTTCTTAATGGATCATTGGGCGCATAGTTTCGTCTGATAGACAAAACTTTCATACTACCTTCTTCGATTGTTACGACGTAAGGTAATTTTATTCCAGTTGGCTGTCCGTCTTGGCCAACATCTTCGAAACCTTCTAAATCAAGATTTGTATGGCACTCTAATAACGTGTACATACTTTCAACTCTAGTTGTTTTAGTAGTTCCTTCTAATTCTCTTTTTTTATCTTCTACCTTATCAGCATTCACGTCTGATACAGGTTTTGTCAATTCGATATCGGTATAGAAACCGTTTACTTGCTGTTTTCTTAAATCATTTTCTGAAATTTTTATAACATGGACCACCGCTTCCGCATCGTCTAATGAGGTAGCCGTATACGGAACTACGAGGTCATCTGCAGGAACGAACTTTGAAACAGCTCGTCCTAATAAATCATCATAGTATACTTTTTTAAAAGTAGAACCACTTAGTGGTAGATGAAATAACATTTGATCAAATTCAGGTTCATATTCCTTCATCTGATCCATGAGTTGATAATTCATGAAATCTTTAACTCTTTGTGACTGAGCTTCTTTTGCAGGATTGGACAATCCTAAAATCTGTGTTCTAACGGGACCATCTGCAGGAAGTAATTCTTTATAAGCTAATGCCTGAAACTGTGTAACTGCTTCAGCGAGCACTGGGTGTGTTGCACCAGATGCTCCTTGAAATGGTTCTGATCTATTATCATACTTGAATCCTAAAAGATCCAGACCTTTAACGTAGGACTGTTCCCAGTCCTTTCTGGACATTTTATAATCTGTATAATTTCCTCGAAGCTGAATTCCAATTGGGTCTAAAACTGTTTCTGGAAGTATATCGGCTAGGTTATCAAAGTGCGTGTTTGACTGTGCCTGGTTCACGGCACTTGGTTCAAAATTAACCGTTGCACCACCTTCTTCATCAGGTGTTACTTCTACTGGTTGTCGTTGCTCCGTAATGTCGACATCGGTTGGTGCCTGCGCCGGTGGTATTGCAACTTCGTGTCGAATGTTAGGGAGTGATTTATCTATGTCTGCCATTTATACTCCTAATAATCTTTATCATTAATATATAGTGAACGCAACCCTTGAGACATGGGTCCTCCAGTTGGTGGTAATGCACTTGGTTTACGTATTCCAGTTATGCCACCACCCATATAACCTGCTCTACCACCTTCACTCATCCAACCTCCTGTGGTCTGTAGATTATATTCACGAAACGGCTCAAAATCAAATCCTTGCTCAATTAAACTTTTTTTAAGTTCTGCTCCTCCAGGTCTCGCAAGCTTGTCAGCTAAATCTCGGTATAATTCTTTTTTCTCTAATTCAGCCAACTGACCTGTCCACTCTAAAGGAAGAGAAGAATGAGCTTCTCTTGGATCTTTTCCATAAAAAGCATCGTACCANTCATCGTAAAGNTCAGGAGCACCTAATCTTTCTGCAGCAGCCTTTACACCTGGTTTCATAAATCCACCATAAAAAGATTCTCCCTTTTGTTTTATCTGTTGTTCTAAAGAGGTTATTTTATCTTCTTTGTAAGGAGTAAAATGATATGGTTTAATATTAAAAGGTTCATTATAAGAGATGCCGGTGAAATCAACTTTAATAGGCATCCCTTTCTCCCACTCTTTTTTAACTGTTTCTCTTAAATATTTTTTTCCCTCTTCTTTTCCC